TCAAGCGAGAAGAGGTCGATGCCCGAAGGATACCGATCGACCCACTCTTTGTACTCTGCCTCGGAGATACTCTCGAAAGGAGATTGCTGATACGAGCCGCCGTCGAACGGAAGAAGGCTGATGCCAGTGAAGAACTCGCGGTTCGCCACGATCCACTCGACGATGCCTGAGACTTCTTCCGGCCTGTAAGTCACAGTGAGGCTGACGTTGTGGCGGTTTGCTCCGCTACGATGACTCGCGGAGATCCAGCTATTAAACACTCTCTTGGCTCGCTCCATTAGCTCGATCGCAGTCTCCTGGCCGCGCTTAACAGCACCCTGCTTGCAGATAGGAACAGACACAACGACGACATCATCGCTGTAAGCGTCTCGCTCCACGACAGACCTGCTGTTCGGCTCGCCGAGACCAAAGATGTCCGTTAGATACTTCACGATAGGCCCGTTCGCATCTTTGTCGACTCGAACTCGGCGCAAGTAATAATCATCGTGAGCGGCGTGGATACCGCTGGTCGTGCCGAGCCAGGCGGAAGTAGAGCCAGAAGGCTTCGTGCAACCGATGCGAGCCGCCACGTTTATGCCAATCAGGCCTGCCCACATCTCGTTAGTCACCTTCATAACGTCAGCCGCCCTCTTCAGCAAGCTGTCGGTGAGAAGGTCTGGTCGCTCGGCTTGACCGGTGATCGAAACGCCGAGAAGCGCATCCAGCTCGCAATTCTCTTTCCAGCGAGGATCGATGTAGTTGAAGTCGGTGTAGCTTGCCTGCAGCGTTCCGATGATCGCCGCAACATGGGCGGCGCGCAAGAAGTCTTCTTCGGTATTGCAAGCAGCCGCATTAATCTCAGTGAGGTTGCAAAATTGCCGCGGGCGCAGAGCGATCTCGACGCAAGGGTTAACGCCCCAGTCAGGGTCATTCGTAAGAAAGATACCGGGCTCGCCGGAGTTGCTGTCGAAACACATCTTCAAGACGTGACGAGTCTGCTCTTCGGCGAGAGGCGATGTGCGATCGATGACGGCCGAGTTGTTAGCGCGTGCTCGCTGAGGATTGCTCTTCCACCAGTCACCGTGCTTCGCCGTCAGCATGCTTTGGTCGTCGGCGTCAAACAGGCTAATCAGGGCCGTGCGACGAACACCGCCACAGTAGACTAGGTCGCCGATGTGACACATGACATCGTGAACCTCTAGCGAGGTAAGACGACGGCCGACCGCCCTCAAGAGGATGCCTCGCACAGTCTCGTGAAGGAGCTTCAGACTCTCAGGTCCAGAGGCCGTACCGCCGGTAGATAGCGAAGCACCCTTCGCTCGAATCTCGCTGTAATCGAAGCTCACTGCTGGCTGCTCGAGCAAAAGCAAAATGCTATCCGCCCAGCCTTCCTTAGTGTCCGGAACGATTTTGCAACGGCCAAGACCATCGTCGGTGATGATAGGCAGCTGCTCGATGTGCCGACGCTGAACGGAGTAGCCGATGCCGGCGCCGTTCATGCTGATGTACGTTGCATCGGCGATGTCTTTAAACGACTCGATAGGCGTAAACGCGCAGTTATAGATACGAACGTTGCTGCGATTGATGGCGTAGCCAGCAAATTGCATAGAGCGCATGCTGGGAACGACGAGACGATCGTGAACTGCGCGAAACGCCTCCTCGATAGCCATTTCGAGGTGCGGATACTTCGCGCAATGCATATCGCGCGTGCGATTAATCGTCTGCTCTACTCGTTCCTTCTTGCCGTCTTTCTGCTTCTCGGAATACGTTCTGACAAAAACAAGGTCGCTAAGGAGACGGCTACCAGGATCGAGTTGCATCATGATTCTCCAGCAATTACAGTTGCATCACGCGAGGTGATCAGGAGATAATATCAAACGGCAGAGACAAGAAGAGGACGGCGGCCATCTACGAATGGACTCGCTGTCCTTCTTTCGAGGGTTTCCGTCTTGTCTTTATTTTACCGGGGTGCCAGGATCAGGTCCTGCCTGAAGATTTAGTTCTGCACCCTGCATCTTGTTCTGCTGCTGCTCCGCTTTCGCTTGCTCGTTTTGAACCTGCGTCTGCTGAGCTTGAGCCTTTTTCTGCTGGATCTGGCCCTGCCAGGCGATGAAGAGCTGCGACGGAATGTACTTAAGCTCTTCGAGCTGAGCAGCACCTTCGTCGCCAAAGAACTTCTCGCGAATCTCGCCAACGGTCATGGTCTCTTTCACCATCGCCCACCAGAGCTGGTTAAGAGGAACGTCGGCGCCGACATCTGCAGGGAGAGGTTTCTTCTTAACTTGCTTCAGCAAATCGTTGAGAGTGCAGTGAACCGGCATCTCGGCCTGGAGACGCGTAATTTCTTGCTGCTTGTTCTCGCTCTGAAGCCCGATGAACTTGAATAGATACTTGTCCGCCAACTCTTTGCTAATCTCAGGCATCAGGTCATGGTTGACGATGTCTTCAAAGAAGCGAAGAAGCGGAACGAGACCGCGCTCCTGAGATGCGGTCAGCTTCCACTCGTTGTTCGGCGAGTTGAGCGTAGATTGTTGCGTACCCCGAGATAGGTACTCGAAACCGATCTCAGTGGGGTCGATCTGAGCCTGGGCGCAGATAGTGCGGATCAGGTGATCGGTGTACTGGATGTACTCCATGTCGCGAGACGTACCGGCCAGCGGGACCCACTGGACTTCCTCAAGGCCGGCCAGGATGGGAGTGCGCCAAGAGTTAGTATTGCCGTTGATCTGCGCGTTGAACTGGTTGCGGAACATCTGCAGGTTCTGCTGGCTAACGTTCCCCTTCAGGTGAAGGAGTCCGCGAGCTGCGAAGCCGTGCGTAAAGAAGAGGGCGTTGTAGTTCTCAGCCTGGAGATGGCGAGTAATCGAGAGGATGCAAGCCTCGACTAGCGATTGCGAGTAGCCGTTGTTATCGACGAAGCTCGGCGGCTGGAAGACGCGAAAGATCATTGTCTCGTCGCTAAAATTCGCGACCTCTTTGCCGTCGATGACCTGCAAATATTTAACTGGAGCCGTATCTGGAGTAATCTGACCTTCCCGCTTCATCTGAAGCCCTTGAAGCTGAGATTCAGTCAGCTTCTTAGCTTGCTCGTCGGGAATGTTATCGGTAGCGTGAAACAGGCTTTCGCCAGGGACGTGACGAAAACGCTGCATGCCTTTTAGCTTATCGCGAACCTTCTCGATACCGACATGTCCGAAGGTGAGAGCGTCTTGGCACATCATGCCGAACTGCGTCGCCATCGTCGACTTATCGTCAGGAGGAGTTTTATCCAGGTCACCGCAGTGGTACATCCACGAAGCTAGCTTAGAAATTTCCTCGTGATCGGCGTCTTCTAGCTCTTTGCCGTCGCGACGAAGCCAGGTGAAACCTGTGTCGAATCGCGTATGCGGAATGTTGCAGAACGCTTCGATCTGCGTACGGCGATGGCGAATAATCGCGGAGATGATGGAGTCGCGACCAGCGGCGTCGCGCAGAAGCCTGTTCGACAGGCGAGTATACTTCGCTCGATACGACCCTTGAGACGACGATACTTCTAGGTACGGATCGGTGATGAATGCCCGACGCCCAGTCAGCTTAGACGAGCTAGGCTCGACTTCGAGGCCTTCGCCGCCCTTCATACTCTTATTGAGATTGTCGATCTTATTAGTGAGATCGTCGAAGATGCCCATTGGTCACCTTAAGTAGCGAAGAAGGTCGTGACGTTAGCAGCGTTGTTGCCGACGTTCTCGATCTGAACAGAGAAGACGGGTCCCCGAACCAGGTAGACAGCAACGAGACCCGGCTCACCGTCTTGAACGGGTTCAAGTTGAGTAGGCGTCGCGCTACCGTTGACGTAAACGTTCACTTTCTGGTCCGACTCTACGTAAGTCATCTTGTAGAGCTGATCGTAAACGACGATGTTCGCCGTGATTGGACCTTCGGGAACAACATTGGCGTTTTGAACTTCGACAAACCGAGAGGTTACTTTAGTGATCTGGAATTCGCCGCGGTTACCGTAGTTAAACGCAGTGTTCGTAACGCGAAGGAAGTCTCCGAACCGGACCGGACCTGCGCTGTAAGCGTAGACATCAGCAACGTCGGTAATGGCAACGGCAGGTTCGTTCACCATGTCGTCAGACAGCACGTCAACCGTGTTACCCGAAGCCGCAACGACCGAGTAGATACCCTGATTGATCGCGTTCAAGCCAGAGCCAGGACCAAGGAAGATTTCGTCACCGGCGACGATTCCGGAGCCAGGAGAGGCTGAAAACGTAAGACGGACAACGCGACTAGAAGCTTGACGCTCAACAGTAATCGTGGAACCGTCGATAATTGCTTGGCTACCGCGCTCGGTACGCAGTACCGGGTTGACACCAGACCAGGTGAAGCGAGAGGTGAAGCCGTCGGGATTCGAGACTGTCCACGAGGCACCAGAGGTAAGCGACCTGGCTAACGAGAGAACAGTCTCGGATTCTCCAGGACTGATAAGATGATGCTCGGAACGAGTCTTAGTAGTCTCAACGTCGTTGATGCGACGAGCGTAGTCAAAGTCGCGGAGCTGCGGGTTATTCGTGATTCCCTTGTCGCTGTAGGCGAACAGGTTAATCATCAGGGTGAGCTTTTGAGACACTTTCGCGCTCCTTATTGAGTCATCCCATCTTAATTTACCAGAGATTCCGCCAAGGCTTAGAAGCCCCAGGTGAATCCATCTGGCCCGTCGCTATCTTCATCTTTGTCGAACGGTCTTGCTTCCGGTGTCTGAACCGGGACGTTATGGATCCTAGCCAGCTCGTAGAAGTTCGGAGGGCGAAGATAGCTGCCGTCTCCGGCTGTTAGAGGATTAGCCTCACCGCTCAGACCGCTGTCAGTAGCCATAACGAAACGGGCCTTGCCCATAACTGCCGTGAGCATGTACCGCAAACCGTCGATCGCGTGATCAAACTCTTTCGCGAACTTACCGTCAATCGAGTTGCCGGCCGCGTCCTTCTCGTAGTGATAGCGCTCCATCTCGTGAATCAGCTGATCGCAGTTACCCTTAGCGATCATTAGCTTAGTTTCAGACGTACCAGGGATGTTAAGGCATCGCTTGATAACCTGAACGCCAAGGTTCTCAGACTTATCGATCTTAGAAGCGACAGGTAGACCGGCCGTCTTCATAAGGTCAACGCCCGAACCGTTAGCGTTATCGGGATAGTACATCTGAACTTTATAGAACTTATGAAACTTAGTCTTAATCATGTGGATAAACGTAGGATCGTTCGTCTTCGTAATGCCGAAGGATCGAAGGACGTAAACGTTATCATCCTGGTCTACAGCCGCTACGGTAAGAGTGGACGGCGCGGCCCAACCCCAGTCAATGCCTGCATAAACAGGCACCTGGCGACGATGAAGCTCTCGGACGAACATTACTTCGTCGATGTCGGTCGTGGGGTCTTCTTTAGTCAAGACCTTCCACATGTGTTTCCAGTCTACGACGTGACGAGTCTTGTCGAACTCCTTGAACACGATGCCCTCGACAGAAGGCTTCATGCACATAAGCTCGGCCATCACCCAGTCTGCGTCCGCCGACCTGACCTTCTTGCAAACATCGTCGATAGTTGCGATCATCGTCGACGACGCCGCAGTCATTTTAGGATCTTGCTTCTTGGCGTCTCCAAGGCAGACCGAGAACAGCGGACACTTTAAGCAGCCGTCGGTGCCCTGATAGGCAACGTAATCGGCTTTCTTGCTTTCTGCAAGCTTGTCGAACTCTTCTTGCGGAAGATGCCTCATTCGCTCTTGATCAACGTAGATCGTAACGTCTTTGGTGCCGTGGCGAGAAGGCTCGCAGCGCTCCATCAGGTCGATCTGGTTCCACATCTTGACGGTACGACCCTGCTCTTCGGCCATATCCATCTGCTGCTGAACGAGACCGTATGCAGACTTACGAGTCGAAATCCCGATCTTTACTGGAGGGGCGCCGTTAAGGCGGTGCTTGACGGGAATACCGTTGATCTGCTTGTAGGCCAAACGGCCTTCACCCGATAGAGTGTCCAACTCGTCCATCACGATACACGCTTCGTGAGGACCGTTCAGAGCGGCCATCGTGCAGGGCAAGCACTCCAGAGATACTTGCTGGTTATCTACTACAAGGACCGTCTTCTCGATCGTGTCTTTCTCAACGAGAGGACCGAGTACGTCCTTGTTTTTCGCAATGAAGTTTTGAAAGTACTGGTACGCGCGCTTAGATTGCTTCTCAATCGCGCCGACGTGAACCACGCCTCGCTTATCGTGAAACATCAGCGCAGATTCAGTGATGGCAACCCCTAGAGTCTTACCACCGCCCCGCGGGGCGATATATAGGGTGTCCATACCTTTTTTGAGGTGGATGCAGTGGTTGTATACATCCCAGACTGAATCGAGCGGGTTACAGGTAGAGTATCGAGACACGGTCGTACCGGGGAGGTTAACGCCCCAGAACAGCTTGATCCACTCGTATAGGTGATCGCGATCCAGGCACTGAGCGAAGAAGATCTGGCGCAGCTGCTCTGCAGTGAATTGCGAGTTATTCTGCTGAATGACTCGAGGTTTACTTCTTCGTTTCACTCACGACCTCCGCGTCTACGACGTCGGGGTCGGTTGTTTTCTTATTCATAGCTTTAAGCAGCGACTTAGCGGTCGCCTCGGTGAGGATACCTTCGACGCTACCGGTCTGCTTCTCTGGTTCTTGGCCAGGAGTAGTGACGATGTTACCGGTAATGCTGATGTT